AAGCTGATGCTGAAAAGAACTACACCGAACTAGTAAAAACAGTTAGGGAAAGTAGAAAACAAAACGGAGATAAATAATGCGAGAGTATTACGACAATAGGCACGGAGATTATCCGTCACCTTCGAAAAAAGCAACTAGATCGGCTCCTAGTGATTCTGCTATGCAGGATTCAACTAGAACCGAATCAGTTAAAGCAGGTGAGTGTTTAGACAAGCCAGAAGAGGCTAAAGTCAAAGCAGCTTACGGGCAAACGAAAGGACTTCTTTGGTATCGTTCGATTAAGTAATTAATGGATTATATCTTAGCAACGGAGCACTTGCTTCGTAAATATCGTGAGAGAAAAGAAGCTCTTGCGCAAACGTTGGCTTCTGGCAGTATTGAGAATTTTGAACAATACCAAAGGATAGTCGGTGAAATAGCAGGATTGAGTTTCTCTGAACAAGAGATTCAATCCCTACATTCTAATATGGAGGATGCAAATGACTAATAAAGTCGAAAAGAAAGAAGTTCCAGATCGAGTTCTGAGAGAATTTGGCAGTGATGGTGTTCCCGCTCACGTAGTGGAAGCAGAAACAATCACTCCCGATAACTTAGAAGAACATGCAAATTCGTTACCACGTCCAACGGGGTATCGGATTTTAATATTGCCTTTCAGCCAGTCTTCAGTGACTAAAGGTGGAATTCATTTAGCTAAACAAACAGTTGATAAGGAAAGGTTATCAACAGTTGTTGGGTACGTTGTAGAGACGGGACCAGATGCCTATGGAGACACTAATAAGTTTCCAGATGGACCTTGGTGTAAGAAGGGTGATTGGGTTATTTTCGGTAGATACGCAGGAGCTCGTTTTCAAATAGAAGGTGGCGATATGCGTCTTTTAAATGACGATGAGATATTAGCGTTAATCGATGACCCAGAAGCAATTTTATCATAACAAACTTGAGGAGGACTCATGCAAGAACAAGAACAAGAGAAGATAGAACTAGAACTTCCTGAAGGGGAAGTAGACATACACGCAGCAGATGTAGACGATTCAATTAAAGACGAAGTAGTTGAAGAAGTACAAACAAGCGTAAAAGCTGAATTAGATGAAGTATCTGATGCAGTACAAAAACGTATAGATAAGTTAACCTATAAAATGCGAGAAGCAGAAAGACAGAGAGACGAAGCTGTTAATTATGCTCAAAGCGTTAATCAAACTAGTGTTGATTTAAAACAAAAGTTAAAGAATTCCGATTCTTCCCTTTTCAAAGAGTACGATAACAGAGTACAATCTGAAATAGAAGGAGCAAAAAGACTTTTAAAAGATGCTCAGGACTCAGGAGATAGTGATTTAGTTGTTGAAGCAACTACAGTGCTTTCACGAGCTAGTGCTGAAGCTGAAAATCTTAGAAGACTTTCTGCCCAACAACAGGTTAGAGAAAGAAATAAACCACAGGAAGTTCCCGTGGAATCTTATCAACCGACTTTACAGCCACAACAGGCTCCAGGACCAGATCCTAAAGCTGAACAATGGGCTGAAAAGAATACATGGTTTGGAGATGACCAAGCAATGACATTTGCAGCATTTGGAATACATAAAGAATTGGTAGAAGAAGGGATAGACCCAACTTCTGATAATTACTATGTTCAAGTGGACAATCGAATGGCTGAAAATTTCCCACACAAGTTTTCTAACGAGCAACCTGCCCCCGTGCAACAGGTCGCTGCTTCTAGCCGAGGTGCTAGTGGTAAAAAAACATCACGCAAAATCAAGTTGACACCAAGTCAAGTAGCAATAGCTAAAAGACTGAATGTTCCACTAGAAGACTACGCTAGACACGTAGAAGGAGTATAAAATGACAGAAGAAAATAAAACAGACGTCACCACTGATCGTAACTCACGATCTGCAGAGACACGAGACTCTCAAACTCGCAGAACGCCTTGGAAACCACCGTCTATGTTGGACGCACCACAAGCCCCTCCTGGATATCAATTCAGGTGGATCCGTGAAGCTACTAGAGGAGTAGATGATAAATCTAATATGTCTAAACGTATTAGAGAGGGATATGAACCTGTGAGAGCAGAGGATTTTCCTGATTTCGAAGCCCCCACTATTGAAAGTGGTAGTAACACAGGAGTAATTGGAGTAGGTGGATTAATTCTTGCTAAAGTACCAGAAGAAACTGCAGAAGAAAGGAATGCTTATTTTAGAAATCAAGCAGACTCAGCTATGCAGGGAGTAGATCAGAACTTTATGCGAGAAAGTGATCCCCGAATGCCTATTAAGGATAGTGATATTCAAAGAAGTTCCAAGGTTGCCTTTGGTAGTAAACCTACCAATAAAGGAAATTAATAATAACAATGTATATAGACAAAGGAGATAATCATGGCTAATACAGACAAACCAGATGGTTTTACTCCCGCATATCATATGTACGGTGGTGTTATTCGTCCTGCCAAAATGAGAATCGCAAGTGAAACTTCAGCATCAATCTTTTCAGGTGATGTTGTAACTTTATCTAGTGGTTATGTCATTCAAGGTACAGCGACGACTACTCCCATTGGCGTATTTTACGGAGTATTTTTCACAGCTACTGATGGCAGCCCAACTTTTTCGAAAGTTTGGACTGGCAGCACAGCTACCCAAGGCGGTGCCGATGCAGAAGCTCTCGTGTACAATGATCCCGCGATCGTGTACGAAGCTCAATTTACAGCAGGAACTCCTGCAGTAAGTTTTATTGGTGCTAAATATACTCTCTCTACGACTGCAGGTTCTACAGTGAACGGTAGATCAAAGGAAGGGGCAACCGCGACAACAGGAAGTGGTGTAGCGTTATGTGTAGGCTTCGCCTCGCAACCAAGCAACTCGATAGGTGCTTTTGCGAGAGGACTCTTTACATTCCCTACTAACACATTTGCTGTTTAATCAAAGGAGATAAATAATGGCTATTAATAGAGCACAGCTAGTCAAAGAACTAGTACCTGGACTTCACGCTCTCTTTGGATTAGAGTATGAGAAGTATAATAACGAGCACGAAGACATCTTCGACACTGAGAACTCCGAAAGGGCGTTTGAAGAAGAAGTAATGTTAAGTGGATTTGGTGAAGCACCAACAAAAGGTGAAGGAGCCGCGGTCATTTATGACACAGCTCAAGAAGCTTTTACTTCTCGTTATACACATGAAACCGTGGCATTAGCGTTTGCGTTAACAGAAGAAGCTATCGAAGATAATCTCTACGATACTCTTTCTTCTCGTTATACAAGAGCACTTGCCCGTTCAATGCAACAAACCAAACAAGTGAAAGCTGCTAACGTGTTAAACAACGCGTTTAGTTCTTCATTCGTTGGTGGTGATGGAAAAGAGCTTTGTGCTACTGACCATCCAACTGTTGCGAACGTTGGGTTACGTAATGAGCTGTCTACTGCGGCTGATCTTAATGAAACTTCACTCGAACAAGCGTTGATTGACATCGCTGACTTCAGAGATGAAAGAAACCTTAAGGTTAATGCACAAGCAAGGAAATTAATCATTCCACCTGCTTTGCAATTCGTAGCAGATAGGTTGCTAGAAACTCCAGGAAGAGTCGGTACTTCAGATAATGATATTAACGCAATTAGAAATATGGGAATGGTCTCAGAAGGCTATGTTGTGAATCATTACTTGACAGATACTGATGCTTTCTTTATCAAAACTGACGTTCCTAACGGACTTAAACATTTCGTTAGAACACCTGTATCAACCAGCATGGAAGGCGACTTCGAAACTGGTAACGTAAGATATAAGGCTAGAGAACGCTACAGCTTTGGTTTTAGTGACTGGAGAGGTATCTTCGGTTCCCCAGGAGCCTAATTCATTAAATTGAATAATTAAAGGGGTCTTCGGACCCCTTTTCTTTTTGTAGTCTATGATATACAATCAGAGAACTAGGATTATTAACTTGTTCTATCGACTGACCTAGCAGACAAGCCGAGACAATAGAACTTATTTCCGAGGAGGAAATTATGGCAAATTCAACTTTTTCAGGTCCAGTCAGGTCCGAAGGTGGT